GAAAACCTTTGGCTTTACTATGACCCAGCAGATTCAAAGTGGCATCGTGTAGGCTTAAATGAAAACGAGATTTACGATGACCCATTCGCCTACGCACTGGTTGGCTTGTATGAGTATGAGGGTTGGAGCCTTTCATGCCAGAAAGTTTACAACTTCATTAACACGATTAGGGCTTCAGCACAATATCCCGCCTATAATCCCGCAATCTGCTGGGCTGGCTACATAGATGTTATTAGTCGATTCCCAGCCTGTGACTATTATGATGCTGTTACTGCGGGGATTCTTTGGCGAATCCGCGAAAATCATGACAAACCCAGCCTCGCTTATAGCGTGAAAATTATTGAGAAGCACCAAAACGAGTTTATGTTTTGGGGCGTCAAGCATGCGGATTATGGCTATGTAGAAAACAAGTGGGCTATGGCTACGGTTTGCTGGCTTGCAAGGCTTTTCCTAAACTATGAAGAGCCAAACACACGCTTTACACAGGTTTTGCGTTCAAAAGGCGAATGGGTTACGCTTTATCCAATAAGGGAATCTGCTGAAACCGTCAGCTACGGCGAAGGCATAGAAGTAAAAGCCATAGTTTCTCCAGCCAGAACCGATGAGGTTTTGCTTGAACCAGGCTACATAATCAACGACTACATCACGGTTTACACTTTCACGCCTTTAAGGCATCATGACAAGATTCGCCGTAAAGGCGTGGACTATGAGGTTTTAGGTGTTCAGGCTTTCGACTTCCAAGGCGAAACAGCTTATTTTAAAGCTAATTGCAGGAGGCTTGTTGGGCAATGAGTGAAGTGGAGAACCCCGTTAACACGGTTGTTAGGCTATTGAGCAAAAACATGTGGGTTGTTAAGGAAGACGGTTCTTTGGCGCTTGTCCATGTCAGTCGTGAATGGTTTGACCGTGAACTGTTCAAGAATTACGACGGACAAATAACTGTGGGTTTAGCGGAAAGCCTTGACACAAAAATCGAATTAAGCGGGCGTATCCGCAGACGCCTCGGCACTTTAAGGGTTAACGTTTGGAGCCAAGACATGCTTATGCGTCAGAAAATGGTTGAGGAAGTGAACCGTATTGTAAGGCAAAACCGCAACAAGCCTAACGAGACGCTTTACTATTTTAGAGGAGTTGGACAAGCATCTGGAACGCATAAGGCTTACAGCGCAGGCTCAGCAACAGAGCTTACACCACAACAAGCAGGTTGGAACGAACTTTCAAACATGGAATACGAGAAAATATGGTATAGCGATGACAACCGCTACAGCAAAAACCACAATGTGAATGGCGAGTATGCGCTGCTGCTTTTCCGCTTTAAAGTTGAAAGTCGAGAGAAAACCGTTAAGAAAATTGTTTTAGTCTTTGAGGGTTATGGCACAGCCCCAGCAGGAAATGGTGTAACAATAAAAGTTTGGAATCACGTAGCCTCAGCGTGGCAAAATGCTCAACAAGGCACGGGCGGAGCAGACGAAGCAATCACTATAACGTTAACCTCAAACCTAACAGACTTTATTGATGATGATGGTTACGTTTGGCTTTTGGCGAGAACAACAAACCCGAGCAATGGCGTAACTGCAGCCATCCTTTATTGTGATTATGCAAGTTGCACGGTTACGGTTAATGGCATTACGTATTTGGATGTTGCCGGTTTTCGGGATGTTGATCGTGTTGATGTTAAACCTTTCATTTACCACACCGAGTTTCAGCTAAAATCATGGTTCTTTGAGGATGTTGGAAGCGTGTTTTAGAGAGGTGAACGTGAGCTATGCCTGAAACGTATGGAGCGCATGAATGCCGTGTTTACTTTGTTCAGGAATCAACCTATGGGCAGACACCAGCCAACCCTTCAATGCTTGGTGTGAACAGCGAAAACGTGGATGCCGGGGTAGACCCAAGCCTTATCAAAGTGCGAGGCATTGGCAGCAGAGACCTTGCAGCCTTAAAGCGTGGTTTGCGGAAACCTACATTAAAAATAAGCCATGTTCTGCCCAGTGATGCGCCTATAAGCTTCATTCAGCATGTGCAAACCCTAAACAGCCTAAGCATCCAAGTGCTTTGGTATAAAGGATTGTTTACTTCAGCCACAGACATAATTAGCCTCCTCTACAAGGGCTGCAGAATCGACAAGCTATCTGTGGAATGCAGCATTGAAGATTTTGTTAAGGCTACGGTTGAGCTTATTGGACAAGACGTTGAAGTAGGCACAAGCAAAATCTCAGGCGCCACCTACGCAGACTATGCGGGGGCAGTTCCCTACGACCAAAGCTTTGTTCAACGAGGATCAGCAAGCGGTTCAGACCTAATTGATATAGATAGGGTAACAGACTGGAAATTCACCATAGAAAACAATTTGAAACCTGTTCCAGTAATCCGCACAACAAGCGGGCATCTGCTAAAATATTTGCCAGCCCGCCACCGCAACCTAACAGGCGAATTAACATTCGAGTTTGAAGACAAAAGCGAGTTTGAAGACGTCATAAACGATGCGGAGTTTAGCCTAAAATTTGGTTTAGGCGGCAGCAACAGCGCACTGTTCAAATACTGCAAATGGGAAGAAGTAGCGGCGCCTACACGCATAGAGGACCTTGTAAGCCTAAAGGCTCGTTTTATTGCACGGGATGTTTTGATAAGCTGAGGCGATTAACGTGGCTGTGGAAGTTAGTGTTTTAGAAAATTTTGGGCGAGAGGCTGAGCTGCGTAAAAAGTGGATGCGCATGTGGGAGAATCTTGGCGTTCGCATTTTACGGATGCCTAAATGGATGCAGGAAATAATCCTCGAAGATATCAACACGGCAGTTAGAAATCGCATAGCCATTATGGAGATGATTCAAAATGCGAAAAGAAACCGTTGAAATAGACGAACGCTTTGGTAAGGAATATGCGGGCAAATACGTTTTTCAGGAGATTAGCTGGGCTAAACGCAGCCGAATAATTCAAAAATACACAAAATATAGCCCAATAACAGGCCAAGTTGTTAGCAGCGATTATGTGGCAATCCAAGCGGAAACCATTTGGGCAAGCCTTAAAGAACAGCCAGCGCATAAGCCCATAACTCTTGAAAAACTGCTTAATGAAGGCGAAGACGGCATACCCATCGAGCTTGGCGAACTTTTCAGCCAAATAGTGAATCGCCTAAACAATGTCAGCCTTGAAGAGACAGCTTTTTTATTAGAGCAATCAGACGCCAAAAGCCAAATGAAGCCCTCACAGAGTTCCGCCTCTGCAAAGAGTTCGGATGGACAATCGCAGAGCTGCGGAGACAACCAGCAAAGACGGTGCAACAGTTCATTGTCATCCTCAACGAGTTAGACCGACTGGCAGAGGAGGAAAAAGCTAAAGCGGAGCGTGAAGCAAAGTGGCGGTCGAAATAAGTTGCGACGTGGATGGCATAGAAGAGTTTAAGCAAGCCTTGCAACAGTTTGACAGTGGAATGCAACGTTATGTGCATCGTCAATTGGCGAGTTGGGCTGCTGACGTTAAGGCTTTGGCTAAACAGCTTGTGCCAGTTAGAACTGGACACTTGAGAAGCAGCATTTATGCAAAGATTCAGGAATGGGTTGCAGAAATAGGCGCAGAAGCAACTTACGCATTATTTGTTGAGTTTGGCACACGGTATATGCAGGCACAGCCTTACCTCTACCCAGCAATTCAGGAATACTTGCCACAGTTAGAGCAGATTATCTGCGAGGCTATAGACCAAGCCAAAGCGGAGGCTGGTTTTGAATGAGTTTCCGTGAAATAGCCATTACCATTCGTGCTGTTAACCGCGCAAGCCATGAGTTTGCCAGAATCCAGACGGATGCTGAAGCCTTAAGCGCTCGCATAAAAAGCCTTGGCGCTGCCATAGCAGGTTTAGGAGCAACTGGAACAGCTATTGCTCACATAGCTCACGAGTTTGGCATACTAAACAATGAACAGGCTCGGGTCCTAAGCAGCGCCATGTATCTGGTCACAGTTATGGGCATGTTTATGCGGACAAGCTGGGGCGTGGCTATAGCTCAAAAGATTTATGCTGCGGCTTGTTGGGTTGCAACTGCAGCTCAAAACGCTCTTAACATTAGTTACGCTACGTTTTTGGCTTTGACTGGTGTAGGCATAGCGGTTATTGTTGCTGCGGCTGCTGCAATGTGGTATTTTGCAAGTCAAATGAATGCTGCAACTGCCAGCGTGCAAAGTTTCAATGAGGCTGTTTCTGAAATGCCAGCGCATGGTCGAAGCATAAGGCGTGCTGGAGAGGAAGAGCTTTACCGTAGAGGTGTTGAGCGTTGAGTGTTGAAATTCCAAAGATTAGCGTAGCCTTTGGCGGTTATGGTATTCCACAGGGCGATGTTATCCAATGTCGTGTTCATTTGGGCTGCACAAAAGAGGTCAGCAGCTTTGAGCTTCTGCTTCAAAATTGGTATGGCAAGTATAGCCCAAGTGGTTCTATTCCGCTTGCTGTTGGTATGGACGGTAGCATCTCTATTGGCAGAGGCTCAAACGTTCCGCAGATTATTACTTGCCGAATTGAAAATATCAAACATGAATCTACGCCAACAGAATTTTATACACGTGTTAGTGGCAGATGCTGGGGTGAACGGCTTTTCCGCAGGGTAGTCACCAAAATTTATAGCGATACGAAGGGCGAGGATATTGTTAAGGATTTAATTGACAATTATGTGGGCTTAATTCATGCTCGAGATTCAACAGAGCTTATTGAAGATACAGATACCACTTATACAAAGTTGGAATATGAAAACACGCCAGTCTTTGACATTCTAAAGTATATTGCTGATTCAGCGGATAAACAAGGCGTTATAGGCTATGATTTTCGAATAACGCCAGACGCCAAATTCGAGTTTTTCCCAAGAAACAGCAAAACATCGCCCCTAAGCCTTTCAGAGAAAATTGAAGAGTATGAATACTGCAAGGATATTCATGGCATCCGCAACAGAATAACCGTTTACGGCGCTGCAGGGCGAATTAACCCGCCAAACAAAGACACATGGACAGACCCAACGCAAGATCCGCCTGAAGACTGGGTTGCAGGCACATGGACAACTTTAAGCCGAAGCACAGACAGAAAACTTAACGCTTATAGTGTTCAGGGCTATTGCGCAAGTGCCAGCGACCATAGAACAGTGCCTGAAATGACAAGACAAAACATTGGCGCTTTACCATGCAGTTATCCAGCAGACCACTACAAGAAACTGAATTTTTGGATGAAATGGCTAAACTCTGAAAATTATAAGCCATGGTATATGCAAATATCTCTTTACTCTGCAACGTTAGAGGCGGTTCATGCTTTTCTCGAGCCTGAAGACCTACCAGAACAAGACCAATGGAAACTAATCACATTGCCATTAGGCCCAAAACACACGGCTGATGACTACAGCGAAACATGGTGGGGGACAATGGGACATGAAGGCTGGAGCCAAATAAACAAAATCCGTTTTCTCATAATTTGGGACCCAATTCCAGGTGGAAACGGAACATTAAGAATCGATGGCTTACATTTTAGCGAATCAAGATGGGCGAACACGCAAGAAGACACTGGAAGCATAAACGCTTATGGTTTAAGAGAATTAGCTGAGGTTGACGAGGAGCTTTACAGCGACAACGAATGCATGTTAAGAGCCAAAGCCCTACTCGCCCACCTAAAAGACCCAGCAGAACACTTGACGATAAGAAGCACAGTCATAGACTATGGCAACACGCCGATTTTGCCAGCAGACAAAATCTATGTGGAGCTGCCAAACGAAAACGTGAGCGGATACTTCCGCATTGAAAGCGTGGAATATTTTGTTGATGCGAAAACCCAAACTTTAGAGGTTACTTTAGAGCTTGGGCGTGAAACCCCGCTTTTGGCTGACTACCTATATGCTTTGCGGAGCAAAACGGACCATTTAAGCAGGACGAAGATGGGAAGATGAAAATGCAGAAGAAGGTTTTGGAGCAGCTTAAGGCGTTAACTCCTGGAGACCTGGTTCAAGTTGACTGGACAGACGCCAGCGTTGGCAAAAGCTTGAGCGGAGGCGTTAAAGCCATAGACGTTCCAGTAATAAGCGTTGGCGTCTTCCTGGGAGTTTTAGGCGAAAGAAACAAGCACATCATTTTAGGTCAGAACCATTTCCGCTACGCTGACGGCATTTACGACATTGACTATACAGCCATTCCAATTTCATGGGCTTTAAAAGTAAATGTCATCATTAAAAACTATATTAACTCTGAAGAGGCGAAAAAGCTCGTCAACAGTTTCCTACTTGGAGGCAGACGAACTTTTCCACAGCGTATGAGACAGCAAAGGGTGAAAAACCATGCATGACTGGATTAAAAAGGCTTTGACAAAAACTATTCAACGGAAAGGGCCACGAGGTAAAGATGAAATTATAAGTGTGCAGCCAAGCGAAAGGCTTGTTTATGCTGTTTACTTTAGCCTCGGCATGGTTGCTTGTTTAACGGCTTTGGAAGCCGTGCATTTGATTGTTTTGGGAAAGTGGAACAGCGAAATTTTCACGGTTATAGCGGGTTTAGTAGGCAACATTAC